GCAGATTCAGTGAATCACCAGGCATCAGGTGCGGGACTTTGGCACCACCGAGCCGAACCGGCGCCGCGGTGTAATACGATGCCATCTCACCGAGCCACCCTGTCATTTTGCTTTGCTGGTCTTTACTGTCAGAGCCGAGGATAAAGTCCATTGCCGTCTGCGTATCCAGTTCGCTTTCGATGGTGGCTGCATACATCGCTTTCACGATCGCACTCTGCAGCTGCGTGTTTTGCAGGGTGTCGAGCATCTTCATCTGCTCCATCACGCTGTAAAACACGTTAGCGCCGCGGGTTTGCCCGTCTTCGAGCGGCTCGAACACATGGATAAACGATGGTCTGCCCCCGGGCAGTTCCCGGGGAATATACGTCCATTTCTGTGCCATCCAGCCCGAGTAACCGTCCTCACTCACGTAATAGCCCAGCGCTGCACCAGCATCGTTTATGCTGACACCGGCACGGCAGTTCCGGGTGTCCCCCATGTTATTCGGGTTGCTCACGCGCTTCGGGCTGACCATTTTGAATTGCGTGCGGAAAAGCCGCGTTGAATCACTGTCCCAGGTGGGCTGCACGCACAACTCACCGTTGAATGCATGCGTCGCGACCCCCTCACGGATCATCATCGTAAATGTTCGCTTGCGCTCGGCATCAATTCCGCAAAAGTCATCTTCAGCATACTCATACCAGGCGGCTTCAACCTCCCTGGCAAACGCGCGACTCTCCTCTTCTTTAATGCCGAGATAACGCCAGCTCGGGCAGTAACTCAGTCTGAAAAATGACCCGACTATGTGATCCTGGTGAAGTTGCACGGCGTTTGCTGCGTAGCCGTTATTTCGTACAAGATCGTCAGCACGGGCATTTCCACGTGAGAAATTAGGCAGGAGCGCCGCATCGGCACTTTCGATGGGCGGATTCCAGGATCGCAACTGGCCGCCAAAGCCGCCGCCACCGCCGTGATACCAGGCATATTCGCGCAGGGATGTTTTACCGTCTGGTCCCACTAAAGCTGGTAATTTCATACGTAAAACCCTGCCGGTCCCCGGCGCCGTGAAGTGGATCCAACCTGAGATTCAAGGTCAGCAATGTATTTTTTCAGCTCGCTGACTGAGGTAGCTGTAAATTCCACCCTTCGACCATCTTTCTGTACCGTTGCCACCCGTTTACCCATCATAAGGTCATGTAACGCAGCGCGTGCTGCCTCCAGGTCAGCCTGTGTCGCCATTATTCTTCTCCGGATAATGCCCGGGCGTAATCCGCCAGGGTTTTGTGATTTTTACGCCCGCTGTCTTCCTCCAGCAGACTTGCCAGAAGAGAATCGAGATTAAGCTGCCATCGCGAAATGCTGATCCGCAGGGCTGCAAGTGCGTAGACAAAGCAGTCGAGCGCCTCATTTCGTCGCTTTTTGCTGTCCCAGACGATCTTTTTCTTACCGTCCACCCACTTTTCGACCTGCTCCTCAGCTGTCAGCTGCTGGGCTTCGGCTAAATCATAGATTTCAGGGTTATTCGGGAAATGCACTGCCCCGGCGAGGGGTTCACCGGCCTCTGGCACGAGGGTGAAACGGTTATAGATTTGCTCTTTTGCCGTATCGGTCCCCACTTCAGTAAGATAAACACCGTTTTTGTTGCGTTTGCGCGGCATGCTGGCAACGGGTTTACCGTAGACAGATGCCCCTTTAATGGGTATCAGGCGGAACAGGCCATGCTTTTTCGAGCGGTTGTAAACGATGGTCGGGTCGATACCGCCGATATCCCAGCAGATGCGTGAAACCGACATTTGCACCCCATTTTCCCGGGTGTATGTCCGGTTGATAGCCTCATCAACCCTGAGCAGAGTGGCTTCATCGTCATGACGGCCCATGATGATCTGCCTGTCGATAAGCCAGCTTTCTTCGCCCGGCCCCCAGCCCCAGACCCGCATTTCATAACGGTCAAGCTGGGAGTCGATACCGGCTGTCAGGTAGGCTACCCGCTCCGGAACCGCGGCACCAAAGTGCTCCTTACGTTCGGCCATTACGTCAGCATCGGGACGGTCGCCAATTTTCGGCTCCCATGTCTCACCAAGCGTGGTGTTCACGAAAGTCTTACGCTTGCCGGTGTCCCCTTTGGTTTTGATCCAGTCTTTGACGATTTGCACCCACGTCGTGAAGGGGCTGTAGGCGGTCCAGATATGAAAAGTGACGCTGTCAGGTGGGTCAATCTCGGTACCGGATGATGAAACCCAGCACAGACCGTCCCGCGTCCAGATCCCCGTCTCCCCGCAAAGGTAACGGGCCTGCGCAAAATCGAGTTCCTGCTGCTTAATCACGCAGGCGTTATGCTCGCAAAGATAGAACACGCTGGCAGGCTCACCCGGCACCCACTTGAAGCCGAACGGCGTCTCTTTATCGCCGAATTTCAGATACTGCTCTTCCCCGCAATGCGGGCAGGGAACGTGGAACCGCAAAAAATGCTGCGACTCTTTCGCGGCACGCTCAATCTGGCAGGTGCCCCTGACTTTTGGCGTGGATCCGCGGATGGACTTGGGCCAGACCGAGCCCTCAATACGCTTATCACCCAGAAAGGTCGGGGAGCCCTCTTTCTCGATATCTTCATCAAAGGCGGCCAGTTCGTCATAGCCCGCCACATCGACGGATTTCTCGCGATAGTTTTTTGCGGCCTTTCCCCCCAGACACCAGAATCCACGCCCGTTTGAAAAACGCTTCATACTGAGGGTATTGTCCCGGTGTTTTTTGCCATACCAGGGAGCCAGCGCCAGCAAGGTGGGAATATCACGGATTGTCGGCTCGACATGAGACTTCATAAAGTTTTCGGCATCACCGTCAGTCGGCAACCAGATAAGGGAGTTTCGCTGCTTATGCTGGATGAAATACGCATACACCCCGAGCAGCATCTTTGAGTAGCCAACACGGGCAGATTTCACGACATTCACTTCACGGATATAGTCGTTACCCATGGCATTCATGATCGCACGCTGGAAGGGTAAGGTTTCCCAGCGCCCTTCCTGATAAGCAGACTCTTTCGGGAGGTAATAGTTATCGTCTGCCCATTCAACAGCTGTCTGCGGCTCGGGCCGGAAAAGCGAACGGAGTCCCGCACTCACAGCGTGCTGCAACCCCTTAGCCTGACTGTTCGATATATTCACTCAGCAACCCCGGTATCATTTCATCCAGCGCAGCTGCTTTGTTCATGGCCTTAATGACGTCCTTCTTGAGGAAATCAATATGTCGGTTTTCCAGTTCCGGGAAGCGCCGCTGAACCGACAGAGGCACTCCATCGAGAATACTGGCAATTTCTCCGGCTATCCGCGACAGCACGAACGTGCAGAACGCGGTCTCCACCACCTCAGCGGACTCTTTGGCATTTTTAAGTTCCTGAGCGTCAGCCTGTGCTCGGGTGAGACGGTGCCGCTCATATTCAATCGTTCCTGGCTGAAGGTCAGACTCTGAAGCAATCCGCAGGTCTTCGACCTCCTTCCGTAATTTTTCATTTTCAATGGCAGCATCCCGCGCGGAATACCATTCGATAACAGCGGCGGAATTATACAGCACCTCATTTCCCTTCCCGCCTCCACGCGCTACCGGCATCCCCTGATCCTGCCAGTTCTGAATCGTGCGAACGCTGACGCCGAAAATCTCGGATAAGATTTTTTTGTTAACCTCCATTGCTCACTCCTTGCATAAAACAGAGAAAGGAAACGACAGAAGCCAAATCACCATTTCCTGGGCTTCACCATTTCCTTTCTTTTGAAGGGGTGTTTTCAGTAAAAACAGCGAGATAGCCAGAAGAAGAACGGAAACGGCAAATACCTGAAAATTTTCATAAATAGCGAGAATCTGCGAGGTCGACGCCCCGTAACAGGCCGATATGCTGGAAAGGACCCGCAAATGATAATAAATATCATTAGCATTATTGTGCACCGCATCGGCGCCCCCATTTCGACATCTGGACGTCTAACACCCCCAATTGATTTCGAGCTTATTTAAACGGTCAGGTTGTTTCAAAGTAACGAAGTGCTGACAGTCTCCGTTTTGCTAGGCATGCTATGCACGTAAAAAAGCCCCGCTTTTGCGAGGCTGTACTTAACC